CAGTGGAGTTCAGCAAGCCATCAATACTGCCATCAGTGCTGTCACAAGTGTATCCAACAGTTTATTGGGCAGTCTAGGTGAAGGTGTACAGGGCATTGTTGGATCAGTGGGACAAGCAGTCTCTGCAGTGGGTGCAGCCATTAAATCTGAGATTGATAATGTCAGTCAAGCCATCAATAGTCTGTTGAACAATCCCTTTCGTCTTGTGGTTCCCAGTGTGAATCCATGTGTGGAGACAATTTTCAAAAGCAGCAATCCAGCAGCCAACAATTGGCTATACTTGACTCCCACCGGCCAGGGATTGGCCATTCCCACAGATACACAAGCATTTGGAAACCTAACTCAAATGCAAGTTCAGTTGCGCAAGACTGCTGCGGAAGTCACAGCCAGCATACAAAATTTTAATTCACTCTCATGACCAAAAAATATTGGTTTATGGCAAAATAACACAGTTCCAACACAGGTTTGCTGACTTTCAGCTGCATTTATCAGCCAAATACTATTGTGAAGGAAAAGTTCCTATCACAAACCAAGGACTCTCAAATGTTCAAATCTGCATTTATCGCCGCCGCTGTTGTTGTTGCCCCCACACTTGCTCTAGCCCAAGCTAATGCTCCTGCAAGCACCAGCCCCAGTGCTGTCTCTACACCAGCTGTACCAGTCAGCAAACCTGCTGTGGATGCCACCAAGAAAGAAACCACTGACAAGAAGGCTCCTGTGACAACCACTGCACCGGCTGCCAAGAGCACAGACGCAGTCAAAAAGAACTGAACACCCAAAAATACCAGGGTGGACACCCACCACCCTGGTATTGACATTATGCTCAATATAGACTATATTGATGATGCTACTGTTTGGGCCCTAGGGCCCATGAAAATTAGACATATGGGTTGAGCAAGACCTATTATTTGAACTTCTGTATAAATACAGTGCTAGTCACGGTGCAGCAACACCCACTAGCTCTAAAACCCATACGGAGGCTTCAGCAATGCCTATTTATCTCTACGTCAAAACTCATAACAAAACAGGTCTGAAATATCTTGGAACTACAAAACAGGATCCTTACAAATATGTGGGATCTGGCATTAGATGGCGGAACCACCTTAAAAAACATGGAATAGATATATCTACAGAAATCTTGTGTGAATCACTTGATGCAAGTTATATACGTCAACAAGGTATATATAATTCACAGTTATGGAATATTGTGGATAGTCAGGAATGGGCGAATTTGAAGATAGAAGAAGGTGATGGAGGATTCAGCCATATCAATAATGGTGATGAAGCTCATAGACTACGAGCAAGTAAAGCTGGAAAGATTGCCATCAAAAATCTATTGAAAAAATGCACACCATGGAATTCAGTTACAGCCAAGGAAGCATCCTTGCTCGGCAACAAAAAGTTGCAGCAATTGAGAAAAGAAAATCCAGATTATTTCTTGATAGGCCAGGCTTCACAAGCAGCAAAATTATCAGCTCTGCATACAGGAAAAGGTAATCCCAATTATGGTAAAATATGGTGTATTTGCCTAGACTCTCCTGATGATAAATCAAAGAGAATAATGGTTACTCCATCTAATATCCCTGAAGGATACCTATCTGTAACAGAATACAAAGAACTTTTAAAAAAGCAATCTGATACTGGCAATGGAAAAATGTGGATCTATAATCCAGTAATAGAACAAAATAAATATATTGATAAACTTGACATTATCCCTGAAGGATGGTATAAAGGAAGAAGGATGAAATACTGTCAGAAGACGTGCTGATCTGATAGTTATAGGGTGCTATAATAGCCACTTGGGACGCGGTTTCAATTACCGCCACCTCCACCATTTATGGGGGTGAAAGGGTTTCGACCGGAGGTGAAAGTAGTATCTAGGCACCAGTAAGCTACGACTGCAAATTAGTGCAAATTGAGAAAGGCCAACGATAACGGCAATCTCGCGTTAGCTGCCTAAACAGCTAGTTCGCAACGCTTTATCCACGTGGTAACATAACGGATAGGGAAAGGCAACTATATGTTGCCTTTCCTCTTATCTACTACTTGCCAACCCTTTGATTTACCTCGGCTAATAGGGCCAGAATTTAGCGCATTATAGTTGTATTGAAGAGCCGTCATAGATAAATTATTTTCTCTGCAAAAGTCAGCTAATCCTATTACCTCAATTATCTTCCCAACAGGATTTTTCAAAACCCATAACCAGGCTGATGAGTGCTCAAGTCCTCTTTTAGCATTTTGCATAACCTTCTGTCTGAAGAGTTCTTTCCATTCTGGTGAACCTTTCTGTAATGGAGATGGTGTAAGAGGAAGGTCATCTAGGCTAACTTTGTTAGGTATTTTTGCTGATTCCTTCTTTTTGATGTTACTATCTACTAATGGATAATTTTCATCTCCAGGATATACCCAGTGTTTTTTCCCGTCCGCTAATTTGATCAATTTACGGCCTTTGATTTTCTCTCGTAATTTTTGGGCACCTTTTATTCCATTTGCTGCTGCCAAAGGATTTGGTAACCCCTTATTCCAAGCTTTTCCCGTACCCCATTGTGGTGATATTTTCCCTTCTTGCCATAATCTTTTACCTGAACAAGATCTGCTACAGGTCTTTTGACCAATGTTACCAAGAAATTGTTTATCACATACAGGACATATTGATGGTGGTCGCTTAACTCTTCGTGGTCTGGGGACCAGAATAGAACTATGTTTTATTCGGTTTTTTGCAGCTTTAGGTTTATCTGACAACAAACAAAAATATCCCTCTTTCCTCAATTTTAACATTTCAGAAGATATACCTATATTCCACGCAGGTTTGGTCCTATTCTTTTTATGCCCTTTATGACTTTCACCGGCCGCAGTTTTCTTCATATTGTAATATCTATTTGTGCCTGCTAGAACATTTTTACTAATTGACAATTCATTATCGTCAATCATATCCAACCATTGTTGCTCTAATTTGTGAAGACGTGATAGGGCAATTTCCTGTGTTTCATTTTGGAACAGTAACCATTGAATTATACGGCGAGTGAAAGTATGTGGTCTCTTTTGATAAGCGGTTTTTAACCAGGTGTTGGATCCAATATAATGATCATGTTTAGACCCCAAATGACTTCCAAGGTAATATTTCTTATGGATATGATCTCTCCAGAGATATACAAATCCGTGATAATCTACGAGATAATTGTTATTAGATGACATTATAGTCTCCAAGATAAATAAGTGTTGGGACAGCCCAGGATCTCCAAGCTGGGTTTCAGGGTGGTTCCAACACCCTGATTACCATTCTTATTTATAGAGTTGACCTGCAAGGGTCCCCACCTCTATGATTGCTTGATTCAAGGCAGAATATCTATTAGTATCAAATAAATTCTCAATGAGGATATCAACAAATGATGGATGATCAAATTAGCGACCATGTGAGTGTGACACACTCACATGGAGATATTCACACAGGGTTGCGAGACTACATGCGCAGTGTGTACAACAAAATGTCAACAGCCCTTGTGGTCAGTGGTGTCACAGCCATGATCACAGCCGCAATTTTGGGAGTGGCCCTCAAGGGCGTGCTGGCCATTGTGTTTGCACTGTTGCCCCTGCCTTTTGTATTTGTGATCAGTTATGGCTTGCACAAATTCAGTTACTCTACTGTGCATGCGTTGTTTTGGGCATTTGCAGTGGCCATGGGCATGAGCTTGAGCACCCTGTTTGTGGTGTTCACCACCCAGAGCATTGCCACTGTGTTCTTTATCAGTGCTGCAACTTTTGCTGCTGCCAGCTTGTGGGGCTATACCACCAGCACGGATCTCACCAAAATGGGCAATTTTTTGTTCATGGGCATGGTGGGTATTATGATTGCCATGTTGGTGAACATTTTCCTGGGCAGCAGTTTGGTGATGTTTGTGGTGAGCGTGTTGGGTGTGTTGATCTTCACAGGACTCACAGCATATGACGTGCAAAATCTCAAGAATGATTACCTCAACTATGGTGAAGTTTTGGGATTTGACAGCCCAGAAAAAAGTGCATTGTATGGTGCTTTCAGCTTGTATCTCAACTTCATCAACATCTTTCAGTTTTTGCTCAATCTCCTAGGAGATCGTGACTAATTGATTTATATGACTTATTTCAGTATAATAAAAAAGGGCGGAATTACTCCGCCCTTTCTTGTTGATCCTATCAGGATCATCCGATAAACTAGCAGAGAATTCATAGGCACATATAATGGCAAAAGATACAATCAAAAAATTAACAGACAGTCAACATATTAGGCTCAGGACAGAAATGTATCTGGGCAGTCGCAGTCCACACACTCAAACAGTGGTGAACTGGAACGGTGAGAAATTGGTGGCTCAAGAAACCACTTGGGTACCAGCAATCTACACAGCATTTAGAGAAATACTGGACAATAGTTTGGATGAACTGTTGGGCCATGGCCATGGCAACAGGATTGACATCACATATGATCCTGAAACCATGACGTTCTCAGTGAGAGACAATGGCAGAGGCATCCCAACAGACTGGGATGAAGGGGAGAAAATGCACAAGGCCACCATGGTTTTGATCAGTCCCCGGGCGGGTAGAAATTTTGATGAACGTGAAGTGGTGAGAGGCACAAATGGCATCGGTGCCAGTGCAACTGTGCATACAAGTGAACGGGCCAGTGTGACTGTTTGGCGCAATGGTGAAAAATTCCAACAGCACTTTGAGGAACCCACTGCTGTATTGCCTGAGCTCCAAGTAAACAAGGCCAAGATCACAAAAGTGTCTGGAGACAAAACTGGCACACTCATTGAGTTTGTGCCCAGCAAAGAAGTGTTCAAGCACAGAATCCTCCCTATGGAATTTGTGCGTAGTAGAATTACAGAAATTGCTGCCAACCATCCAGAGGTGAAGTTTTACTTCAACGACGAGAAAATATCGGTCAAAGCCACTTTGGACAAAACCTTTTTTGACTCTCTGGATTATGTGAAAGTGGCAGTTGACGTTGACAAGTTCCTCAGCACATTTTATTTGGTTCCCCAATTTGCATCAGAAGGCGAATATGTTCACAGCACTGTGAATGACATCCCAGCATTCAATGGTGGCAATCACATTGATGTATTCAAGCGAGTATTCTTCAGCAGTCTACTCAAGGCACTGGAACGTGAAAGCAAGCGTCGTGGACTCTCCCCCAACAGAAGTGACATCAGCGAAGGCATACTGGTGTACAACAGCACCACCATGCACGCTCCCAATTTTGACAGTCAGAGCAAAACCAGGCTGATCAACGAGGAAGTTGAGACTCATGTTAAGACTGCCTTGGATGATGAGAAGCTCTACAAGAGAATCATTCGTGATCACAAGTCATGGATTGAACAAATCTATGCTAGATGTGCAGCACGCACACAGAAAAAAGATGATGCAGAAACCAACAAACTAGCACGCAAAGTTTTGCGCAACAAAGTGCCCAAGCTCATGGATGCCACTGGCAAAGACAGAACCAAGTGTATTCTCATGCTCACAGAAGGTGATTGTATTCATGAAGATACACATGTAGTGGTTTTAGATTACGGTGTTCTTGTTCACAAACCAATCAAAGAAACAAAGGTGGGTGATCTAGTTCTAACTCATAAGGGTAACTTCAAACCTATTTGTAACAAATCTGCCAAAATAATTGATGGTATGATTATCAAAACTGCATCTGGAAATCATATTACAGTTAGTAGGAACCATAAA